TCTTTATTGCTGGTCAAAGCCGTGATGTTCGTAACGGTATTACCAACAAGTATATTGATAAACAAGGTCGCACAGTTCGTGAGCAAGTATATGGTGTTGATGCTAATGCTCGTTACATTCAAATACACAAATCTGAATATGTTAAGACTTTGGCAAAGAAATTGCAAAGTGAAAAATTCTTGCAATCTTACAATAAAGGTTATGATACATTCTTTATTTTGCCTGGTGGTAATGAGTTGCAAATTGAAGATGAAGAATTGGTTGTTTCTGGTGTCGTTACGGCAAGTAAGTTGAAAACGGCATTTATGAAAATGAACAAAAAGAAGGCAGTTAGCCGTGTGATGGTGTCTAGGTTCATTGATGGCATTGCAACCTAAGGCTGTTGTTTCCACACAACAAGTGGTTGACAATGCCTGTGGCTTATGATATAATGGTAGTATCTAGTGAAAAATGGAAAGGTAGTTTATATTATGCGTAATAATCGTGTTGAGTTAAAAGAAAAATTTAGTGCTATGTTGGTTGCTACTGGCAAAAGCACCGTTACAAAATCAGAGATTAAAACTATTTGTGCTAAGTTGGGTATTTCAGGCGCACAATGGTATACTAAAGATGAATCGAACCGTGTTGGTCGTGGTCTTTACAAAGTGCCAGGTTTGGCAACATCAGCACCAGTTGCTGAAACAATTGATATGTCAGCTCAGGTTATGAAAATGCCACAAAAAAATATTGTACCGAATGGCGGTAATCGTATCACTAATGTTATCACCGACCTTGAAACCGAGAATTTGGTTCCTGCCGTCTATAAAAATTATGTACCGTTTGGTAACTTTGATGACTTGCTTTCTATTATTGCAAGTAAGAAATTTTATCCAATCTTTATTACTGGTCATTCAGGTAATGGTAAAACAATGTCTGCTGAACAGGCTTGTGCTAAACTTGGTCGTAAATTCGTTTGCGTATCAATGACACCAGAAACCGATGAATCAGATTTACTTGGTAACTTTGTTTTGATTAATGGTCAAATGGAGTGGCGAGATGGCCCGGTTACTGTAGCTGCTCGTCAAGGTGCGGTACTTTGCGTTGATGAGATTGATTATGGTGCTCAGAACCTTTCCTGTTTACAACGTGTGCTTGAAGGCAAACCATTCTTGCTCAAAAAGAAAAATGAAATGGTTGCACCTGCTGAAGGTTTCACTATTATCGCTACTGCTAATACTAAAGGTAAAGGCTCAGATGATGGTCGCTATATGTTTACCAATGTTCTTAACGAAGCTTTCTTGGAACGATTCTTAAACACCTACGAACAAGATTGGCCACCAGTTGCCGTTGAGCGTAAGATTATCAAAAAAGAATTATCTACTCACGGTAAAGCCGATGATGAATTCGCTGAAAAATTGGTTACTTGGGCTGATGTGATTCGTAAAACCTTTGTAGAAGGCGGAGTTGACGAAGTGATTTCTACTCGCCGTTTGGTGCATATCAGTAAGACTTATGGTGTGTTTGGTAATCGTATGAAAGCCATTGAGTTGTGCTTGAATCGTTTTGATGATGATACCAAGATGTCTTTCCTTGACCTCTATACCAAAGTTGATGCTGGTGCCAATACAGAAACCTTGATGGCACAAACAATTGAAACAATTACTTTACCTGAATTACCTAAAGATGAGCAATCGCCATTCTAATTGAGGCAATAGTGAACAAGTCTGCCGTAAAACGCTTGACTTGTTCTCTCATATCTGTTATTATTATACATATCTGAGGTTTGAACCCACCTTAGATTTTTTTTGAAAGTGGTTCGTTTAAATAATGGAGTTTTAATAATGTCTGCAAAGCAAAAAGTATTGTCATATTTGGCAAAAGATAGTTCCTACAACACATTGACAGCTGCAAAGATGCAATCTGTTTTCGGAATTGCAAATCCTTCAGCAACAATCAATGAGTTGCGTAACGAAGGTCACGCTATCTATTTGAATAGCCGTGTAAATGCAAATGGTGATAAGGTTTCTTTCTATCGCCTTGGTGCACCAACAAAGCGTATCGTTGCCGCTGGTATCGCTGCACTACGCAAGCAAGGTGAACGTGCATTTGCCTAATATAAATTAGGTTTCACTAGATGAGGAGAGATATATATTAGTATCTCTCCTCTTTTTTATTTTATGGGTATATAATGGAAATCAAAGTCAACATTGAAGAATTAAAGAAAAACAAACTGTTTATTGCCACGCCCATGTATGGTGGTATGGCTCACGGTTTATATGTAAAGTCTTGCCTCGACTTACAAACAACATTTTCAAAATACGGAATCGAAACAAAGTTTTCTTTCCTGTTTAACGAATCACTAATCACCAGAGCTCGTAACTATCTGGTCGATGAATTTCTCCGAAGCGATTACACACATATGCTGTTTATTGATTCGGACATTCACTACTCACCGCAAGATATTATTGCATTGATGGCATTGGATAAAGATGTTGTCGGTGGTCCCTATCCTAAGAAGTCTATGAACTGGAGTAATATTGCTCAAGCAGCAAGAAATCATCCAGACTTAGAACCAAAAGAACTTGAAAACTTGGTTGGCGAATATGTCTTTAACGTTGTTAAAGGTACAAATCAATTCCAAGTATCAGAACCACTTGAAGTGTTAGAGATTGGTACTGGTCATATGATGATTAAACGCCATGTATTTGAAAAGATGGCAGAAGAATATCCATTGATTCGTTACAAACCTGACCATGTTGGCCAAGCTAACTTTGATGGCTCACGATACATTCATGCTTACTTTGATACAGTAATTGACACCAAAGAATCTATTACAGGTGGCGGTTCAGAACGATATCTAAGTGAAGATTATATGTTCTGTCAAATGTGGCGTAAGATGGGTGGCAAAATCTATCTCTGTCCTTGGATGAGAACTCAGCATATTGGTACATATGCGTTTACTGGTAATATGCCAGCAGTTGCACAGTATACCGGTAAGCTATGAGCGATTCAAAAATAGTTTCTGAAGCACCTTATCATCCAGGCTATGAAGATGCCTCAGTAGAAGATATAATTAAAAAGTCCCAAAATGCTACGACTGGTGGTCGCAAGTTTGATGGTGGCAAACTGCAATATGGTTTGTTACCACCACTTGCATTAAAAGCCACAGTTGACATTCTTACATTTGGTGCTGAGAAGTATGAACCTGATAATTGGAAATATGTACCAGATTCCAAGCGTAGGTACTTTGATGCCATGCAAAGACATTTGTGGGCATGGAAAGAAGGCGAAGTAAATGATGCTGAGTCTGGCAAACACCACTTAGCTCATGCGATGTGTTGCCTTATGTTTCTCTATGAGCACGATGTTAAATATTCGCCTGACAAATAAGTTTAAGTGTAGTATAATGAAGTTTCAATTACAATATGGAGTATGTTATGCAATTATCAAATGATACAATTAAAGTATTGAAGAATTTTGGTGTTATCAACCAAGGTATCTTTTTCAAACAAGGCAAGGTTCTAAAGACCATGTCCTCTGGCAAGAACATTCTTGCTGAAGTAACAATCAAAGAAGAAATCCCTACCAATTTTGGTATCTATGACTTGAATAAGTTCCTGTCTGTGGTTTCTTTGCATAGTGATAATCCAACTTTTGAGTTTAGTGAGAAAGAAGTTAAGATTGTCGGCAACAAAGGTCGTAGTAAAATCAAGTATCGCTTCTGCGAACCATCTATGATTAATACACCACCTGAGAAACAGTTGGCCATGCCATCACCTGAAGTATCATTCACCTTATCTGCTGAAGATTTTGCGTGGGTTATGAAGGCGTCTGGTGTGTTGGGCTCACCACAAATTGCGGTTGAATCTGATGGTTCTAAAGTAACAGTTCTTGCCTTTGATTCATCTGATAGTTCTGCCCACACCGATGCACTTGAAGTTGCTGATGGTAATGGTGATAAGTTCCGTTTCATCTTTAAGACAGAGCATCTTGCTAAGTTGTTTGATGGTGCCTACGATGTGCAAATCTCATCTAAGGGTATCTCTAACTTCAAACACAAAGGTGTAGAGTTGCAATATTGGATTTCTACTGAAACTGGTTCCACATTCACAAAGGCCTAATATGACAGACTTTGATTACCAAAGTTTAGATATTACAGATGAGCAGTATCTTGCGGTGTTAGAAATGGAAAAGTCAAAGCTATTGCACTTCTATTATAAACCGCAAGAAGAAGGCACAGGCCATTTTAACACAGCTGCTTCTGTTTTACAAATGCGTATTGATGAGATTAAATCTCAAATTTGATTTTTTATATTATATTATGAGGTATTGTGATGGAACAATTATTGTGGACAGAGAAGTATCGTCCTAAAAAAATCCAAGATTGCATACTGCCTGAACGGTTGAAAACACCGTTTCAGGAGTATGTTAATCAAGGTAAGATTCCAAATCTTCTTCTAAGTGGTGGTGCTGGTGTTGGTAAGACCACAGTTGCAAAAGCCATGTGTGAAGAAATTGGATGTGATGTAATGGTTATCAATGGTTCAGATGAATCTGGTATTGATACCTTTCGTGTTAAAATCAAAAACTTTGCTTCGTCTATGTCGCTTGCTGGTGGTCGTAAGGTCATCATCATTGATGAGGCAGATTATCTAAACCCAAACTCAACTCAACCTGCTTTGCGTAATGCAATTGAGGAGTTTGCTGGTAACTGTTCATTCATTTTCACCTGTAACTTTAAGAATCGTATCATCGACCCACTCCATAGTCGGTGTGCAGTTATTGATTTTCAATTAAAGAGCAACGAAAAGAGCCAGATGGCCGCACAGTTCTTTAAGAGAATTCAACAGGTTTTGCAAAGTGAAAATGTAGAGTATGATGACAAGGTAATTGCTGAGTTGGTGAAGAAACACTTTCCAGATTTTCGCCGTGTGATTAATGAGTTGCAAAGATATAGTCAGTTGGGTAAGATTGATACTGGCATCTTAGCACAAATTGTTGATGTATCAATCAATGATATCATTAAGTTTATTAGAGAGAAAGACTTTGGTGCAATTCGTAAATGGGTTGCAAGTAACGATGTGGATTCTACAACATTCTTCCGCAAGTTGTATGATAACTTGTATGAGGTTTTAAAACCACAATCTATACCACAGGCCGTTTTGATTCTCGCTGACTATCAATACAAACAAGCATTTGTTGCTGACCAAGAAATTAATACGGTTGCTTGTCTAGTTGAGTTGATGGTAAATTGTGAATTCAAATGAACAATATCTTAGTTAATATTTTTAAATGGATACACGATGATTGGAAATCTCACCCTCTACGCTTTATTATTGAACTCTTGGCTTGGGCTATCAGTATCGGATGCTCTGTCGCAATGGCTCTCACAGTTCCAAATCCGCCCTTATTGGTCTTATATCCAATTTGGATTCTTGGTTGTGCTTTGTACCTGTGGGCTGCTTTTACTCGCAAATCTTTTGGGATGGTTGCTAATTACCTTCTACTTACTGCTATTGATACAGTCGGCTTAATAAGGATGTTGACATGAGTAATCCATTTGACTATGTAAATGCCATTCTTCAGAACAAGAAACAGATTATAGTTGATGAGATTACAGAGAAAGATTATGTACCATTTATGACCAATCGGTCTCTGTCGTACCATAAAGACTGTATAATCTATGCCAATGAGATGAATCGTAGGCATTTCCTTGACAAAAAGCTTCAAAACGACTTTTTACTAAATACTGTGAGGTCTGCAAAACGACCATTCGCAAAGTGGGTAAAGTCTGAGAAAAGTGAAGATATAGAATGTGTGAAGATGGTCTATGGGCTATCCGATTCTAAAGCTCGTGAAGCTCTACGCCTACTTAGTGATGAACAAATCCAACAACTAAAAGAAAAAACCGATACGGGTGGATAAACATCATGGTAGATTTAAGCAAGTTCGTTGAAGTAACACTCAACGAGCAGGATGACTTTTTAAAGGTTCGTGAAACGCTAACACGAATTGGTGTGTCATCACGCAAGGAAAGAATTCTATACCAGTCTTGCCATATTTTACATAAGCAAGGCCATTATTATATTGTGCATTTCAAGGAACTGTTTGCTCTCGATGGCAAACCGGCCAACATTTCAGAGAATGATATTCAAAGAAGAAACGCAATTGCAAAGTTACTGGAAGAATGGGGTTTAATTACAATTATTAATCCACAAATTATGATTGATAATATTGCACCACTACATCAAATCAAAATCATTTCATTCAAAGAGAAACACGAATGGGAATTGGTAACAAAATATAATATTGGTAAGAAACCAGATTCATTGTATTAAGAATTCACCTTAGGACCGCTAAGTTGCGAATCGTGGATAAAACGGCTACAACGATAGGGTAGCGCTAGAGCCCGTAACTAGCAAATCAAGGCAAGTGTGGCATTATTGCCGCACTTTTCCATTCCCTATGTTATAATGGTTGTATTATGAAAATAGCTGTATGTTCCGACCTTCACCTTGAATTTAAAACTATCACTCTCACTAATGATGAGGGTGCGGATGTTCTTATTCTTTCAGGTGATATTTGTGTTGCAAAAGATTTATTAGAAGTGGATAGTCCTGACTTGAAATATGGTCATGCTGGTTTAGGCTCTGAAAAGAGTCGGCGTATCCATGATTTCTTTTATACTTGTTGCAATAACTTTCCTCATGTAATTTATATTGCTGGTAACCACGAACACTATCATGGTGATTTTAAATATACAATTTCACATTTGAAGAAGATGCTAAAGTATTTGCCTAATTTGCAAATCTTGGATAAAGAAGTTTGGACATTACATGATGAAGTAACATTCATTGGTGGTACATTGTGGACTGATATGAATAAGGAAGACCCTTTGACATTGTTCCATATTCAACAACGAATGAATGACTTCCGTTGTGTTGACAATTCCAATCGTATGGTATCTCGTAAAGTTCCAATCTACCAAGAAAATCCACTCTATACAGAAGATGGTAAAAACGGTAGTAGGTATATGCAGGATGAAAAAGGTAATTTGATTCCTAATGGATTTAAACACAAAGAAAATGCTTCTCGTTTTTGTCCTGAAGATGCTGTTGTAGACCATCGTAAGATGTTAGATTACATCCGTATTATAACAGAAGGTAACCATGATAAGAAGTTTGTTGTGGTCGGCCATCACACACCAAGTCCTTTTAGTATTCATCCAAAATATGCACATGATAAATTGATGAATGGTGGTTATCATTCTGATTTGATTGATTTCATTTTAGAAAGACCACAGATTAAATTGTGGACTCATGGTCATACACATGAAGAATTTGATTATATGATTGGTAGTACCAGAGTAGTTTGCAATCCTCGTGGTTATGCTGACTATGAAACGATTGCAGACAATTTTAAACTGAAGTATTGGGAGATATAATGAAAGTAAAAACAAACGGAACATTCAAGCTAAGTAAATCAACGAAGCGTATAATGGCAACTATGGCTAATTCCAATAATAGAAATCATTATAAGGGTATGATGATTGATGCTGAAGTTGCAGAGATTAAAGCTAAGATGGCTAAGATTTCTAAACCAAAGAATGAAACCAAAGTTTCTTAATGCTCACATGAAGGCGGCTGAGGTTTATTCTCAGCTGTCCTCTGCAAGAAGATTACAAGTTGGTTGTGTTGTTGTTAAAGATAATACAATCATTGGTATTGGTTACAATGGTATGCCAAGTGGTTGGGATAATGATTGTGAGAAAAGGTCTTACACCAATATTGATGTCAGATGGCAATACCTAGATGAAGATGGTTCTACCTATTCATTAGTAACAAAACCAGAAGTGCTTCATGCTGAGAGTAATGCTCTCGCAAAGGTTGCTCGTAGTACCAATTCTAGTGAAGGTGCATCGGTGTTTGTAACTCATGCACCTTGTTTAGATTGTGCTAAGATAATGTATCAAGCTGGCATCAATAGTGTTTATTATCGTAGTTCATACCGAGATACCTCTGGTGTGGATTTTTTAAAAGAATGTAACATTGAAGTGAAACAGATATGAAAACCTATACAAGTAAAGTTTTGGAGATTTGTGAGAACGGTGATGCTATCGTTGAAATGCCTGATGAACTTATGGAAGAATTGGGTTGGAAAGTAGGCGATAATTTAAAATATGAAGAAAAAGATGGAAAAGTTTTTATTAAGAACATAAGTATAAATGATACAGATAAACATGGACAACAGGGAACTAATACAGTTTCTCCGCAGGATTAAAGTTAGATTGCCTAATTCTAATACTCAGCTAAGAGATGAGATTCAGGCCTTGATAGACCGATTGAAAATAGGACAGTAATTATGTTAGTATTACCTGATGAAATGGTGGGTAGACCAATTGCGTTTACTTGCTCAACCTTTGACTTGTTACACGCTGGGCATATTCTTATGCTTGCTGAGTGTAAACAGATTTGTGATTACCTAATTGTAGGTCTACAAACAGACCCAACGATTGACCGACCTGAAGTTAAAAACAAACCTGTTCAATCCATTGTTGAACGCTATGTTCAATTATCGGCCGTAAAATTTGTAGATGAGATTATTGTCTATGATACAGAGAAAGACCTGGAAGATTTATTAATGTTCTTGCCTATCACCATGCGTATTTGTGGCGAAGAATATAAAGAAAGACATCT